CGCCGCCGGCGCCTGGAAGGCGCGCGCCAGCAGTTGCGCCGCGACCCGCGCCGCCTCCATCGGCCCGCCGGCGATCTCGGCCGCGGTCAGCTCGGCCGCGGTGCCGCGCCAGCCGCCGCCGCGCAATCCCGCCACGATCAGCGCCAGGATGTCGCGGCTGCGGAAGGCGCCGCCCTCGAACCGCTCGATCAGCTCCAGCAGCGTCTCCGCCTCCAGCGCCGCCTCCAGCTCGGCCAGCGCCCCCAGCGTCAGCTTCAGCACATGGCGCTGCCCGTCGATGGTCAGCGCCGCCTCTCCCGCCCAGGGGTTCGCCATCAGAGCGCCGTGAACGTCAGCGCGCCCGCCGAGGCCAGCGTCAGCTCGTAGCTGGCCTCGCCGTCATGCGCGCCGGCATATTCGATGGCGGTGATCTGGAACGGCCCCTCGACCACGCCGAAATCCGGGATGATGACCTGGAACGCCGGCACCTCGCCGTCGAAGAAGATCTGCCGCGCCCGCTCGTCGGTGGCGGCATCGCGGAACACGCCCGACCCGGTGATCGAGGCCGCGCGCACCCCCGCGCCGCCCAGCAGCTCGCGCCAGCCGCCCTGGCTGTCGAGCGAGGTCACATCGACCGGCTCGGCGTTGAAGGTGATGCGGCTCGCGCGCAGGCCCGCGATGGTCTCGAAGCTGCCGGACCCCGTCAGGTCCAGCTTGATAAGAAGGTCTTTGCCTTTCTGGGCAGCCATGTCTCTCTCCAGATGTCAGAAGGTTCAGATGTCCTCGACCCGCGCGCGGAAGCGCAGGTCGATCTGCCGCTGCCCGGCCGAGGCGCCCAGCCGCGCCCGCGCCCGCAGGAACCGCAGCCACACCAGCCGGCCGCGCGCAAGCGTCAGCGCCGGGTCGTCCAGCGCGTCGGAAATCGCGGCCGCAACCGCCTTGGCCGTGGCAAAGCCCGCGGCCTCGGCCACGACGCTGATCGTCAGCTCGTGCAGCGCCCCCGCCGCGCTGCCGTCGGAACGGTCGCGCGCCTCCTCCAGCCCCAGCGTGACGTAGAGCGGCGGCACCGCGCCCACCGGCGCCATGTCGAAGATGTCCGCCCCCACCAGCGCCGCCAGCGCCGGATCGTCGACGAGGTGCTGGAAGATCGCCGCCTGCAAGGCCGGCGCCATCGCATAGCTCATGCCGAGACCTCCTCGCGCGCGTGGCAGACCAGGTAGCGGCCCGCGGGGTCATGCTCGGCCACCGCCAGGATGCGGAAGATGCGCGCCCCGTCGACCAGCCGCTGCTCGGGCTTCGGTCGCGACGGCGCCCCCTCGGGCGCGCCGCGCACGATGATGCGGTAGGGCACACTGGCGATGGTGAACGGCCCCTCGTCGCGGTCGCGCCCGCTGCCCGCGCGCAACTCGGCCCAGAGCACGCCCAGCGGCGCCCAGCTTTCGCTGAACCCGCCCGCGCCGTCCGGCACCCGTGTCGCCGCCTCCAGCACCAGCGGCCGCGTCAGTTGCACCCGGCCGCTCACAGCGGCGCCCCCAGCGTGCGCACCGTGCGGTAATGCTCGATCAGCGCCATCACGCCGAACGGCATTCCCTCGCCCGCCGCGGCCCGGTTCTCGTGGAAATGCGCGGCCAGCAGCAGCACCGCCTGCCGCAGGTCGACCGGCACGCCGTCCCAGTCGGCGCCATAGCCCGCCTCGAACACGATCTCGACGCTGCCGCCCGCGGGGACCATCGGCAGCGCCGAGCCCGTCGCCGCCACCCGCGGCCGCAGCGCATCGCGCCTGAGCGCATAGCGCTCGGGCGCCACCACCGACGCGCTGCCCGCCCGGTCGGTGATCGTGACCGAGGCCACGGTCTGCACCGGCGCCACTGGCAGCGGCTGCGCATCGGGCTCGCGCCAGCCCTCGAGCTGCAACGAGAAATTCCTCCGGATCAGCACCTTGCCGATCCTGGCCTCGACCGCCGCCATCGCCGCGCGCAGATAGCTGCGCAGCAGGGCATCTTGCGATCCGTCATCGGCAAACCCGCGGCCCAGGTGCAGATGGTCAGAGAAGTGCGCAACCGGCAGCGCCGCATCAGGCAGCCCGGTCAGGTCGGTCAACATCATGGAAACACTCCGGTTTTGGGGCCGTGAGGGGATCGGGCGCGCGGCCCCCGCGTCGCTCGGACGGAGGGGGAAAGCTGGAGGAAACGCGGGATCGCCGCGCGCCCGGACCCGCCCGGCAAAGCGCCGGACGGGCCATCGCAAACCGAACCGAGCGGGCTCAGGCGGTCGCGAATTTCAGCAGCTTGATCGCGGCGAAATCGCTCACGTCGCCGCCCACGCGCTTCGTGGCATAGAACAGCACATGCGGCTTGGCCGAGAACGGATCGCGCAGGATGCGCAGGTCCGGGCGCTCGGCGATGGTGTAGCCGGCGTTGAAATCGCCGAACGCGATCGCGTAGCTGTTCGAGGCGATGTCGGGCATGTCCTCGGCGATCAGCACGGCATAGCCCATCAGGCGCGCGGGTTCGCCCGCGGCCAGGCCGTCCGACCACAGGAAGCGGCCGTCGGCATCCTTCATCTTGCGCACCGCGCCCGCGGTCTTCGAGTTCATCACGAAGGTCGCATTGGCGCGGTAGCGCGCGCCCAGCGCATAGACCAGGTCGACCACCGCATCGGCCGGGTTGGTGTCGGCGAAATCGCCGTCCTTGCCCGAGACGACATAGCCCAGCGAGCCCCAGGCCCAGGCATCCTGCGCCAGTTTCGGATGCGCCAGAAAGCCCTTGGGCTTGTCGGTGCCGTTGCCGGCGATGAAGGCCTGCGCCTCGGCGCGGGCGAACTTGTCGGCGATGCGCCCGGCCAGCCAGCCCTCCACGTCGAAGGCGGAATCGTCCAGCAGCCGCTGCGAGGCTTTCGGCAGCGCCGACAATTCGTGCAGCGGGATCGAGATCCGCTCGATCAGCGGCGTGTCGGTCTCGGCGACCGCGCCGGTCTCGCTGGCCCAGCCGGCGCCGACATCGGTGTGGTCCACCAGCACGTCAAAGGCGGTGGCCTCCACGCGCACCACATTGGCGATCGCGCGGATCGAGGCGGTGGCCTTCAGCACGCCCTGGATGCGCTCGGCGGTCTGCGGGTCGACCAGATAGCCGCCCTCGGCCGAGATCGCGGTCGACAGCGCCTTCTCCTCCAGCACGATGCCGCGCAGCGCATCGTCGTCGCCCGACCGCAGGTAGTTCGAGAACGCCTTCTTGTGCGGCACATCCATCTCGGCCGAGGCCGAAAGCACGGGGCGGCGGTGGGTCATGGTCTTGCGGTCCAGCATGGCAGCTCGCTCTTCCTGTTGTTGCAGACGGGATTTGATGTCGCGTTGAAAGCTGTTGAAGTCGTTCAGAAATCCGGCGAGGGCCGCTTTCATGTCCGTCGCCGTTCCCGGCGCAGACTCACCCTGCGCCTTGATCTCGGTCTTGCTCATCTTGGGTTCCTGATGAAGGGTTGGGGCCGTCATGCGCCGGCCAGGACGCGGCTGGCTTCCGCAAAGAACTCCGCCAGATCCCCCGCCAGGGCATCGGCCTCGGCCTGCTCGGCCTTGGCGCCCACCCTCGCGTCGGGAAGCATCGGGAAGGTCACCAGCGACACTTCCCACAATTCCAGATCCGACAGGACCCGGCGGCCCTGCCGGTCCTTTTCGGCCTTGACCGTGCGGTAGCCGATCGACAGCCCGTCGATGGCGCCCGCCCGGATCAGCGCCAGCGCCTCGCGGCCCTGCTGCACGTCGGTCAGGATCCGGCCCTTGACGAACAGGCCCAGGTCATCCTCGCGCACCTCCTCCCAGATGCCGATCGGCTGCGCCGGGTCGTGCTGCCACAGCATCTTGACCGACCGCTGCCCCAGCCCCTTCAGCGAGCGCTGGTAGGCGCCCTTGCGCACCACGTCGCCGCCCTGGTCGCACTTGCCGAAGACCGAGGCATAGCCGGTGATCTCGGCCGTATCGCTGACCTCGACACCGTCGCCCAGCCGGCAGAACTTGTGCTCAAGCTCCGGCCCGTAACTTCTTCTTTCCATGTGGCCTTTCCTCATTTCGGAACCATCTGCATCACGGTGTAGACGCCCTGCGTCAGCACGAATCCCGCCACCCCCGAGACCGCCAGCCAGAACCGCTTCTCCAGCCGTTCCAGCATCGC